CATTTTACCCAAAAAATATGTTGCAAAAATTAAAAAAGATGTATACTTACGCTAACTGGGTGATTGCTTATACCGGACTGCCCCAGCAGACGATGCAACGATTGGTATAAGCGTACTTTGCATAGGACAATTTATTATGGCACGTTCCACATTTGAAGGCCCAATTTTATCAGGCCCAAACCGTTTTTCCCCACTCCGTAACGTAGGTTATACTGATTTAGTTCAGTCAACATCTATTGTTTTAACCAATTCTACCAACGGTACAGCTGGTTATGCTGGCGGATCGGGTCAATTTGTTAACGGAAATACCGTTCCTAACGTAAACGCTACTGTTTACACCCCTTCTTCTAGTGTATACCCACCCGTAGCAGCTACTATTACTGCTGACTCTGGTACTGGTGGTTCTGGTACTTTATACCGTGGTGTTGTGTTTTATCTGCCATATGGATCAGATATTAACGATTTCTTAATCGACACTAATGCTGTTATTACCGCTACTGGCGGCACAATCGGCACAGTAACCGCTAGCATCGGTAATGCTTTTAATACAACTACTTACGCTAACGTAGCTTCTATGAACGCTGCTGCTGGCCGTAATACTGTTGCTTTAACTGGCGCTCAATTGCTTGCACAAAACTCAACAACTGGCGATATCACTGTAAGCCCAGTACAAGGCACAAGCCCATACTCATCATTGGCTTCCCAAGTTGTTGTTACTTTGACTATTCCTTACACAGGCGGTTCAGGTACAACTTTGCCAGTAATTACTGCAGGTACGTTTACTTTTACAGTTCGTTACACCCAGTTGGATCCAAGCATCGGTAATGCAACAACTTACCCATACGGTAACTTTGACTAATTGATCCCCGGGGGGCTTAGGCCCCCTTTTTAAAATTTAAGGAGATTAATTATGACAATGCAATATGACGTAAAAGGCTCGCATTTAAGCGGTTCAGGTTTTATGGCTTCTGGACGCGTGCGCCTTAAAAATTTGGTTTACCAAGGCAACGGAACGGCTGGTAGCATAGACTTATTTGATACAACAACGGCCCCAGTATCCGCTACATACGCACGTTCTGGGACAACTGTAACAGTTACTAAAACAGGCCACGGTTTAACAACTGGGCAAACTGTCGGCATTACTTTTTCTGCTGCATCCGGTGTTTCAGCAACCGCTGGTAACTATGTAATTACTGTTACAGACGCTAATACTTTTACTATTACAGACACTAATTCGGGAACTATCGCAAGCAGCACCGCTTGTTTGTACTCAACTGGTTATTGGCTAACGAGCTACAACACAGGTACAGCGGTTCAACCGTTTCAGGTTATTTTTTCTGGCGAAGGTATTTTGGCATTAAACGGTATTTATGTAGTTGTTTCAAATATTACGTATCAAACAGTTCAATATGGCTAAGAAGAACCCTTCTCTCGCAGTGAACCGTATTTGCGAACTTTGTGGCGTAGATATTGCTCACATGCGGGCAGATGCAAGGTTTTGTTCTAGAAGCCATAAACGAATTACTAGCGATAGTAAAAGAAACCATGTTGTTGAATACCAACGTAATAAAGAAGCACGTCAAGCACAGGCATTAAAGTACTACTATGCTAACCACGAAAAAGCCAAAGAGTTACAACTAGCTAGGCAAAAGACTAGGCTACCACAAATTGCTGCATATGAAGCTACCCGTAGAGCTTTAAAACTTCAGCGTACTCCTAAATGGCTTACTGAAATTGATAAAGAACGTATTCAAAATGAGTACAAATTAGCAGCATTACAGTCTAAAATTACTGGTGAGCCATGGCATGTTGACCATATTATTCCATTACAGGGTAAATTAGTTTCTGGGCTACATGTTCCAAGCAATTTAATGGCTGTGCGTGGTGTTGACAATATTTCAAAAAATAATAATTTTGAGGTCGCATAATGGCTAACCCAATAAGTAAAACTACTAAAGGAAAAGGTAGACATTACCTAAGTACAAAAGAAGGCGCTGGTATGACAGCAGCTGGACGCAAAGCGTATAATGCAAAAACAGGTAGTAACTTAAAAGCACCACAACCTGAAGGCGGCCCACGTAAGAAGTCATTTTGTGCTCGGATGTCTGGTATGCCCGGACCTATGAAAGATGAAAAAGGTCGTCCTACTCGTAAGGCGGCTAGTTTAAAACGGTGGAAGTGCGGAACAAAATGAGTAATATTGACCCAATTTCAACGGCTAGAGAATTAGCCACACACGCTAACGATATTGAGCACTTGCAGGCTGACATGGACAAGATGGTAAAAGAGATGTCTGAAATTAAAACTGCTATTCAAGCCATTCAAAAAACTTTGGCTGAAGCTCATGGCGGTTGGAGATTGTTACTTGGTGTTGGCGGCGCTGCAGCTTTAATTGGCGCTATTATGGCAAATTTGTTTCAAGGATTTTGGAGTAAGTAATGGCTAAAAATGGATATGATCAAACTTACGAAGATGACCGTAAGGAGAATGAAGAGACAGCGGACTTGTTACCTCGAGCTGGTCGGGCTATTGCTGGCGCTGCTGGGAAAGCAAAAGACTATGTTGTAAATGCCGTAGAAAACATGCCTCAAGTAAAAACTATGAAGGCTATGAAAGACCGGTATGATGCGGCGCAAATGCCTGTAGAAAAAAAAGCAAAAGGTGGTAAAGTTAAATTGTTTAAGCACCATGACGGTATAGCGCAAAGAGGTAAGACTCGTGCCTAGCACTTCCAAAAAACAACATAACTTTATGGCGGCTGTTGCAAAAAACCCACAGTTTGCTAAAAAGGTAGGGTTAAAGTCTTCTGTTGGTGAAGAGTTTTTGAAAGCTGACAAAGGTAAGAAGTTTGCAGCAGGCGGCGTTAATATGATTAACCGTGATGTAACTAGACACGGCAGAGTTTTGGGTTCGTCTAAAGGCGTACCTGCAGTTGAGTTAACAAAATACATTGGAAAGAAAAAGGGCGGAAAAATTATGGCAATGCAAAGACAACGTGGCGTTAAAACCGATGAACCTTTTAATCCCAAGAATGTAGAAGATGGTATGAAAAAAGGTGGAAAAGTTATGGAAAAAGAATCCAAATCAGAATCAAAAAAAGAAATGGCAATCGACAAGAAACAAGATATTGCCATGATCAAGAAAGCGTTCAAAGAGCACGATGCTCAAGAACACAAAGGTGGCAAGGGCACTAAGATTACCCTTAAAAAAGGCGGTATGGCCATGAAGAAAATGGCTAAAGGTGGCCGTGCAGACGGCTGCGTAACTAAAGGTAAAACCAAAGGAAAAATGGTATGAAAATGGATCACGCACCCCTCGAGTCTGGTGTAGAAAACATCAAACACGAAACACTAGCTAAATCAATGAAGATGCACGCTTCTGGNCACAAGCCACATGCTGAAGTTTTTGGCGAGCACNGNGCAGGNCATATGATTCACGATGACCACGTAGAAAAAATGTGTGGCGGCGGCTACATGGGCAAGAAAAAGTAATGAAAGCTAGTCGTGGCATGGGTATTATTAACCCAGCCAAAGAGCCTAAAGCCACTAAAAGCGCCGTTCTGTTAAAAGATGGCGGTAAGGTTTGGGATAAGCCGCGCCCAAAAGGATTAGGCAAACCAAAAAAAATGTCGGAAGCCAAAAAGTCTAGCGCAAAAGCTATGGCTAAAGCGGCTGGCAGACCTTACCCTAACCTAGTTGATAACATGAGAGCAGCAAGGAAAAAATAATGGCTGAAAAATGGATTCAAAAAGCAATTAAAAAACCCGGAGCTTTGAAAAAAGAGTTAGGCGTAGCAAAAGACAAAAAGATTCCGTCCAGCAAACTAGCTGCAGCTGCAAAGAAACCCGGTGTCGAGGGTAAGCGGGCTAGGCTGGTGGAAACCCTGAAAGGATTGAAGAAATGAGATTACGTAGCGTTTTTGCATGGGTTATGAGTTTGTTTAGCAAACCACAGGAAGAAGTTGTTTTTTCTAAAGCGGAAATTGCGGCTTGGCCTTTCCCAGTATCAGAAGATTTTAAGCCACGTCCTAAGCGTAAATACGTGCGCAAGGCTACAACTCGTCCAGCTAAAAAGACACCAGCCAAAAAAACTGTTGTTAAAAAAGCAACTAAAGTTGCTAAAAAGGCAAAGTAATGACAACTTCCGGCACCTCGTCGTTTAATCTAGATTTAACAGAACTGATTGAAGACGCTTTTGAGCGTTGCGGTGCTGAGCTTCGTTCTGGCTATGATTTTAGGACTGCTCGTCGTTCTTTGAATTTGCTTACTATTGAGTGGGCAAACCGTGGCATTAACATGTGGACTATTGAGCAGGGGCAGATTACTTTGGTTCAAGGTCAAAACACATACGACTTGCCAATCGACACAATCGACCTTTTAGAGCACCAGATACGTACTAACGCAGGTAATACCGCAACACAGACAGATATCAACATTAGCCGCATCAGTGTTTCAACCTACGCCACAATCCCAAATAAGTTAAGCCAAGGCCGCCCTATTCAGGTCTGGATTCAACGTATGTCAGGCGCAACATACCCAAGCACTACCAATCCAAATGGCGTTAATTCAGGCGGTGTAGATGCTCCCAAAATCACAGTCTGGCCTACGCCAGATGGTTCTCAAACCTATACTTTTGTTTACTGGCGTTTGCGTCGGATTCAAGACGATGGTACAGGTGTGAATACCCAAGATATTCCTTTCCGCTTTTTAAACTGCATGGTAGCTGGTTTAGCATACTACCTTTCCATGAAGTTACCAAATATGGACCCCCAACGAATTGCGGGTTTAAAAGCCGACTATGAGCAGCAGTTCCAGTTGGCTGCCGAAGAAGATAGAGAAAAAGCACCGGTTCGGTTTGTGCCTCGTAGGATGTTCCTCGGGGGTGGCTAATGCCAAATAAGTTTTCATCCGGTAAGTTTGCGATTGCCCAGTGCGATCGCTGCGATTTTAGATATAAGTTGACTGAGCTTCGTACTGAAATTATCAAGACCAAGCCATATCAGCTAAAAGTTTGCAAAAACTGTTGGGATCCTGACCATCCACAGTTACAATTAGGTATGTATCCAGTCAATGACCCACAAGCGGTTAGGGAGCCAAGACGGGATAATAGTTATGTGGCATCAGGTTTGACGGCTTATAACTATCAAGGTGGTGGTAGTCGCGATACACAGTGGGGTTGGAATCCTGTAGGACAGGGATACGATTATCAGGAAACGCCTAACTATTTAGTGGGTCAAGGGCAAGTTGGAACAGTAACAATTAACTAGGAGTAGAACATGGGATATAGAAGCGCAGCCGACGGAATTACAAGCAAAGGTAAAACCAAAGGTAAAAATTTAGGTGATGACGGCGCAAGCGTCGGCATTGAAATGGGTAAAAAAGCTAGCAAAGGTACTGCTGGCGGCATCGACCAAAATAAAATGGAAGCTGTCGGACGTGGCTTGGCTAAAGTATCTGCTAACGGAAAATAATCATGGCTATTAATAACAAACCAGCAAGCACATACGCTAAGCCACACACAATGAGTGGTAAAACTGTCGGAAACGAACTGCCAGCAGAGTCAGTAGAATCCGGCGCAGAGTTTATGAATAACGCCAACATCGGTGCAGGTACAACTACTAAGGGTAACTACGCTAAAACTAAAACTGATGGCGTAGCGCAACGTGGTAAAGGTGCTGCTACTAAAGGCTTTACTTCTAGAGGTCCGTTAGCCTAATGAATTACGAAACGCTGTATAACAATATACAAGCCTACGCTGAAAATACTGAACAGCTATTCGTAGCTAGTATCCCTGTTTTTATTCAGCAGGCTGAAGACCGTATATACAACAGCGTTAACTTACCTTCATTACGTAAAAATGTTATTGGTGTTATAACATCTAACAATCAATACGTATCTTTACCCTTAGATTGGCTGGCTAATTATTCTATTGCTGTTATTGACTCTTCAGGTAACTACAATTATTTGTTAAACAAAGACGTCAACTTTATTCGTGAAGCGTACCC